TCGATCAGCGCGTCGATGCGATCCAGTTGCGCTTGCGTCAGGAAGTGCTCTGTACGGTTGAGTTCGAGCAGGGCATCAACAGGGTCTTTCGCGATGTCGCGGAACTTGTCGATGGTTTCGCTGACGGCGATTCCCGCAGCAGCTTCCATCCTGGCGGCAGCGACAGCCACCAACTCGAATTGCTCGCCGGCAAAGCGACCCGTCTCGGCCAGTTCCAACACGGCACCGCGAGCGCCACCAGCGGTAACGCCTTCGAGGTCTGCGATGTTGTCGATGAGGTCGCGAAGCTGCGTGCTGCTGGTGGCGGCGTACCCGCCCGTCGTGATGAGCGCCTTTTCCAGATCGAAGGTTGCGCTTTCAGCCCGGTGCGCTGCGAACACGAGCGTGCCAAGGGCGGCCGCGCCGATAGTCAGCGGGTTAATCATGCCCATGATTGCACCACCGACCGCCTTCGCAGCCGGCACGATGCCTCCGAACATATCCTTCAACTGACCACCCTGCTGCAAGAAGACCATCCACGGCTTCTGGCCGGTGGCAAGGCCCACGCTGATGTCGGTCAACTGCGCCGGCAGGCCACGCATGGCCCACTCATACTGCTTCGCGGACAGCGTGCCGGCACCCATCGCCGCGGCCTGCTCACGAAGCCCTGCGATCATCGGTGCAGCTTCGGCGCTGATGCCAAGCTGTGCAGCCTTGAGTTCCAGAATCTCCCAATGCGTCTTGCCTGCGGTGTCGCCCAGGTTTTTCAGGTAGGTAAGGAACTGCTGGCCCTGCTGTCGGGTTGCCTGCAACTTCTGTTCGGCCGCGATTTCTTGCTCGATGATGTCGGTCAGCGCAGCGCGCGCATCGGCCTGACGACGGACGCGCTGTTCCGCACTGGTGTCATCCACACCGAGCGTCTGGTTGATGTCGCGCTGTGCCGCCGCGCGCATCGCTTCGTCGCGTGCATCGTTGATGCGATACGCGAGGTTGAGCATGTCCGAATACTGGCGCTCCTGTTCCTGCAAGAGCGGCAGCAGCGCGGCTTCGGCATCGGCGCGACGGCGGGCTTGGTCAGACGTGTCCCGGTTGGCGTCCGAGACGCCCAGCAGCGCGTTGAGTTGATCGTACTGCGACCGAACCATCTGCTCGTATGCCGCTTCCTGCTGTTGCAGGACGGGCAGCAGGGCGGCTTCGGCGTCGGCACGTCGGCGGGCCTGTTCCGACATATCCCGATCCAGACCGGGGGCCACCTGCGCGGTGATGTCGCGCTGTGCAGATTCGGCGCGGGCCTGGTCGAATGCCTTGTCGATCCGCGCGGCTTCTTCGAGCGCAGCGGTCGTGGACATGATTTCCTTCTGGTATTCCTCCCAGCGCGCGATGGCCGCACGAATGATGGGTTCTTCCACGCCGGCGCGCGAAGCGTTGCGGATGTAACGCTCCATCTGCGTATCGACACGGCCCAACGAGGCCGCGTAGTCGAGCAGGCGAGTGGCAGCGCGACGAACACTGCCTTCGCTTTTCTCGAATGCACGCTCCGCGTCGGTGCCGAACTGCGCCGCGGCGTTGCGTGCCTGCGCAAGCGTGGAATCCCAATCGGTCGCATCGACAACCAGGTGAACTCGTGCCGCGCCAATGTTCTGATCTGCCATCCCGATTCTCCGATACGAAATCGCCCTACTACTTAGCAGGGCGATTGATGATCCGCAGGGCTTCCGACTCCATGATCCGCAACTTCCACTTCCACTCATCGCGGTCGTTGCCGGTCAAACCCATGTCATCGAACTCCCTGTGTGCAAGCATGTAGTTGAAACCCGTTGCCCCACCCTGGATGTAATGGAACTGCGTACTCAACGAACTGAACCACAACACCTGTTCGTAATTTTCGTCCCATACCTCGCAGACCGGCTCAGGGAAATCGTCTATCGTTTTTGCACCCTTCCATGCGGATAGTTGTTGTTGCGTCGGCGGCTGCCAGTAGCTATTTGCAACCGCCGCCCTCAGTTTTTTTCCACGGCTGCCGCACGGGACTGGTGGTAACCGCGGATGATACCGATGAGCGTACCCGGCCAGGTACGTTCGAGTTCGACCAGGCCGTCGCGCGTCAGCGGGAAATCCTTGTCGGTGCCGTCGTCGAACGACTTGACCAGGAACAGCACCAGGGAAGCGTTGATGTGCGCGAACGCATCCACGTCGTTGCCGACACCATCCGGAACCTTGAGGTTTTCTTCGTTCTTCCGGAACTCGTCGAACTTCTCGGCGGAATGGTTGTTGTAGGTCAGCAGCAGCGAGTTCTCCACGCCCTGCGCGGTGATCTTGAGGTTGGCCTTGATGGTGTCGGGGGTCTTCTTCGTCAGCATGATTCTTTCGCCTCACGGGAAACGGGAAAGGTGGTGGGGCGGTGCGTCCCGTTAGCACACCGCCCCACCATTCGCAGGCGCTTAGGAACCCGCGAAGAACGACGCCGGGTAGCGCAGGATTTCCGAGTTGATCGACATCGTGGCGGTCACGGTGGCGTTCTCGTTGCGCGTGCGCGACGGCGAGGGCTGGAACGACATATAGCCCGTGTAGAGCAGCACGTCGCCGGTCGGCAGACGCTCACGCATGGTGACCAAGCGACGCTTCTTCGACACTTCGGTCAGCGCGGCGTGCCAGGGCAGCGTCGGGTCGTCGTCCATCGTGAAGGTCAGCACGAGCGGGTTCTGGTCGGTCGGCTTGGAACGCTGACGCGGCGAACTGTCGTCGATGTAGCCCCATGTGAAGTTGTTGGTATCGCCGCCCGACTGCGCGATTTCACGAATCTGCGACAGCGACGTGAAGCCGCCGACCACCTGGTACGACGCCGGCACTTCCTCGTCCTCGGGGAACAGCGTTTCGTCCAGGGTGTCGAGGCCCGCCAGGTCGAAGTCGTTGCCGACCACGTTGTCGGCGTAGACGGCCAGGTCGTTGAGTTCGGTCCAGTTGGACTTGAGCAGAACGATGTCGCCCTCCAGCGGGGCGCTGACGGCGGTGGCGACGGCGGGGTCGGCGTTGGTGATGCCGGTGATGCCGACTGCGGCTGCCAGGGTCGTCGAGAACGAATACTTGGCACCATTGATGAAATACTGGCTCATATCGGTTTCCTCGCTAGGTTGATGTCTTACTCGCGGAACCAAATGCCGAACTGTTGCATCCGACCTTTGAGTTTTCGAGCGGTGTCGTAGGTGCCAACCGGCGAACCGTAGACCCCCACAGTATAGTCCGATGCCAGCAGGCGGTCACGCACCGCCCGGATGCCGGCAGTAGCCGTCAATCCGGAGCGGGAAAAGTAGATGATCTGGATGCGGGCGTTGGTGTGCGAACCCATCGTCTGATCGACATATTCCGAGTCCTGCCCACCGCCGATAGTCCAGATGATGAAGTCGAGGATGTTGTCGTTAGCGTCGCGCACGATGTCGTCCGGAGTAGACGATTCGTAAACGCGGCCACCAACTAGCGAATTGAGCAACGTGGGCAAGATGCTTTCGATGTTCACTTGACGACCTCCGAAAACTTGTTACGACCCGCCTCCGTGGCGACAGTCAGAAGGATGTTGAACTTCGCATCGAAAGCAGGGCCGAGAAACGGCTGCGGCTCGACCTTGAGCGGACCTTCCGGGCGCAGGCGACCCGTGTTGCGCCCCTTAGCCCCCTTGCCGCCCGTCAGCGGCGTATACCAGACGCCCGAGCCGTCTCGCACCACTTGATAGGGTTGCTCGAAGCCGAACTCCATCAGGTGACCGTGGGCAGCACGAAACGAGTTCCACGACACGGTGTAGGTGTAGGTGTTCGGGTTGAGCACATACTTCCGGTTGTCGAAAGCCAGATAGATATTGTCGCGCAGCGTCCCTTCCACCTGGCCGTCGTAACCCTCGTTGCCTGGTTGCAACACCGGAGCACGCACCTTCGCTTCGTCGCGTACCGTCTGCCCCATAGCCACGCCCATCGAGCGAGCAATGGGTTCCTTCGCTTCGCCCAAGCGCGACAGCCCGCCGATGACCTCGCTCATATCGACGCGCGTCTTGCGGGCGTTAGCCATTGGAACCTCCGGTTTCGGCCACGATGTCGGTCCAGTCCCGGTTCGCCAGGTCGTGTCGCACCGACAGGATGTTGTAGCGCGTGCCGTCGCGCTCGCGAATCTGCATCTTGACGGTGATCGACTTGTCGTAGTTGACGCGGAACGAATAACGATCCAGCGGCGTGTGGACACCGCCCGCCTGCGCTGCTGCGCGAATCGTACCCATGCCGGTTTCGCCGCGGATGCGCGCCCACTTGTTCTTGTGCAGCACCATTTCGCCAGTCGGCTCATTGGCCTCGTTGACGGCCCCCGTAGGCTTCCAGATCGCGATGAGCCGGTTGTGTTCGCCGATCATGCGTCACCCCCAAGGTCGCCGATCCACAGATACGGTTCGAGGATGCGCTTCGCGCCAGCCGGAAGCTGCGTCGCACCGGAATACTGCGCCACCACGACTTCCTGCCGGTTGCGGTAGAAGTGCCCGAGCATCATCAGGATCGCGGCACGGATCGTGTCATCCACGACGACGCCGTGGATGCGTCGCAGGCAAGCCGCGCGCTGGCTGTTGTAGTGGTCGATAATGATCGATCGCGTACCGCAGTCTTCCACGCCTTCGAGTGCGGCGTCGCGCGCGACACGGGCGTTTTCGAGGGCGGTCCTTGCGACGACGTAATCCGCATCGAGCGCGTCCTGATCGACGTAGAACTTGCGGTTGCAGTAGCCCTCGCACGCACTTGTGGCCGAGTTGGTGTATTGCGTGACCAGGGTATCTTCGGTCGTGTCACCCTCGTCGATCTTCAAGTGCTGGCGGGCAAGAGCGAGGTCGATCATGGGCATCACCTTTCGTACATGAGTGGTCCGGCCAGGTTCCGTGCAACGCGGCGTTCGGTGCGAGGCTCCCTGTCCGGGTGACGCTCCACGCTCAGGCCGTCGCGATGCTCCACCAACGATTCTACAGGATAGATGACCGACCGGCCCCAGGCCCGACCGATGGCGAAGTCGGCCCCATCGTCCGAATCCTGCATCCGCTTGAGCACCCGTTCGACATGCGCTGTCGGTATCGAATAGCAGACGCCGTGGATCAGGCGTGGCAGGCTGATGACGGG